CGAGAACACTACAATGGCCAACTCAATCGGAACAACGAATGCCAATGTAATCGCTCAGAGGGCTCTCGAGATCCTCGTGGCAGATTACAGCTTCCTCAGAAACTCCGTCACGGATTTCAGCAGCGAAGCGGCTAAATACAACGCATCAGTCTACACCCACCGCATCTCTGCGACCACAGCTCAGGACTACTCGCAGGCAAACGGCTATGTAGCGACTGCGACAACCCAGACGGACGTGCAGATCACTCTCAACAAGTTCAAGCACGTTTCGTATTCTGTGGACGATCAAGAGCGCACCAGCTCCAACATCAACCTCATCGAGCGTTTTGCCGGCGCAGCCGCGCACGCCCTCGGGTTGCAAATGGTTGGAGATTTGCTCGCTCTCGTAACCTCCTCCACCTTCACTAACGCATTGACGGTTGCTTCCAGCGCCTTCTCCTACCGTTCGGTAGTGTCGGCCGGAATCACCCTCAACAACAATAACTCGCCGGTCAACGGCCGGTACGCAGTTCTTAACCCCAGCTTCTACGGTGCGCTCTTGAATGATACGACCGTCGTGGCCAATCCTCAGATCTCGGGCGACCTCGTTCGCACGGCTGGGATCGGCAACGTGGCTGGATTCAACATCAGCCAGTACAGCGCAGTGCCCTCCAACAGCATCACGCTTGGCGGATTCTTCGCCCAGCAGGAAGCATTGTTGATCGCAGCTCGCGTTCCTGAAGTTCCTACTGGCGTCCCGATTCCCGGAGACATCAGCGTGGTAACGGAACCCCGCACTGGCCTGTCCGTCATGGTTCGCGAGAACTACGACGTGGTCAAAGGCCAGCTCCAACGCACCTACGCCTTGATTTACGGCGTGAAAGCGGGAGAGCCGAACAGCCTCGTACGTATCAACGGTAGCTAATTCACTCGGGGAGGGCGGTGGGCCAATCGGCTCACCGCCCTTTCCACTTTAAGAAATCCTCTCATGTCTGAATTTACAGAATGCCTCAAAGAAAGTCTGGCCGCCCTTTACGACCAGACGGGCACAGCGGCGACCATCGGATCCACAAGCGTCACGGGCATTCTTTCCACCATCACACGAAAACAAGCGGTGGAGCTGGGCGGGTTTGACCTAGATCTTAACAGCACTTTTACCATCGACGTGGCTAACATGGCCACCGCCCCCACAATCGGCTCAGTCCTAGTGGCTAACTCAGTCAGTTTCCGGATTGTGACCCTAGATACTTCAATCGGCTCTTACGTCTTGGGTTTGCGAGAGTTTTAGCATGGCCACCCGAAATCCTAAAATTTCCCTTTACCTGATCGCTGGCCATGAGGCCCAGTTTATTGACCGCTGCCTCAAGGCGTTTCAGCCTGTGTGCAGTGAGATAGTCGTGTGCATGGCGCAGGGCGGTCGGCCTGATGACGGCACTAGAGCCATAGCAGAAAAGTCGGGGGCCAAAATAGTCGAGTATCATAACGCACCCGCTGCAGCGTCATGGCAACATATCGACAACTTTGCCGCCGCTAGGAACTGCGCATTGAATGCGTGTACTGGCGACTACGCATTCTGGGCGGATTGCGATGACCTGCCTCATAAAGACCTCAAAAACGCTCTTAAAAGGGCCGTAGAAGCGTTTGAACAAAATCCCAAGCTCGGCATCTACGCAGGCGTTTATAACGTTATAAACGCCAAATTAACCCCAGTAAGGGAAAGAATGGTTAAGCGGTTAGAGGATGGGCAATGGTCGGGCCGGTGGCATTACGCAGTGCACGAAGCACTCTTACCCCTTCCGAGCTATGAATCTGTCGGGGAGCAGCAGGTGTGGGTGGAGCATCACCCTGGCGGCTACAAGCCAAATAGCGCCGACCGCAATCTACGCATCTTGCAAGGCCAGCTTAGTGAGGCGGGCAAGTATGCTTACTACTTTCAGCAGGAGCTTTTTCTGGGCAATAAGCGAAATGAGTCTCTGCCATGGTCGCACGTGGCCGCGATCTGGCCGGGGCAAGAGGCTACGTTGGCTTACGAAGCCGCCTGCAATGAGGCCACCGCAACCCAGGATCGCACCGTTAGGATTGGTCTATACCACAAGGCGCATCAGATGAATCCTGGGCGCAGGGAGGCAATTTACTTTTTAGCCAGGGAAGAAGCCAGCGTGGGCGCATGGCTACAGGCTTATCATTTATTAAAATCTGCGATGGTTCAGCCCGATCCTGGTCTAAAGATCTGGAACGCCCAACGCACCGTCTATGACTTTGAGTGCATCGATCTTTATCTGGCGGCCTGCCGAGCTGTGGGCGACACCACCGAAGCCGACAAGATCGAGAAAATGTGGCGATCGCAGAAGCCGGTAAAGATTAGCGTCTGCCACGCCACCCGCGGCCGACCACAAGAAGCGATCAACGCCCGCATCCTATGGATGAAAAAGGCAGCTGATCCTGCCTCAGTCGAGTGGATCTTTTCGTGCGATAATAATGACCCCAGCTCTGAGCCGCTGAAAAATTGGAACTTAGTTAAGGGTGAGGGCGGTTGCGTTGCTGCTTGGAATCGAGCCGCAGCCATAGCCCGGGGGGAGATCATCATACAAGGATCTGACGATTGGGATCCTCCTCTGCACTGGGACGCAATCATCACGGAACGCTTGGGCGATACCAGCAAGCCCGCAGTGCTCGCAATCTCCGACGGCCATCGTAAGGACGATCTGCTTTGCATGGCGATCCTGACAAAAGCTAGGCTGGCACAGCAGGGCACATTATTTGCGCCAGAGTACGACGCCTGCTCAGGCATTTTCAGCGATAACGAGTACAGTTTACGAGGGGCGAAGGACGGCGTCATCATTCCTGCTAAGGACATCGTATTCACCCACAATAATCCGCTGTTTACTGGGGCAACTCAAGACGCGGAATTTAAACGACATAACGCCAAAGAAAACTATGAGCTGGGCGAGAAGATATTTAAGGAACGCAATCCGTGATTCACACCCACAACGCACTGCGTTTGGGCGATAACCTAGTACAGTTAAACTTTCTACGTCGGCTATGCCTGCAAAATCCAGATCTTGAAATCACGCACTACCACAATCCAGAGCTGTGCAAGTTTGAGGAGATTGATGCCTTGCGAAGCGACATGTCTTTACGACTACGCATTCGACCCATCAGCGAAGCACCAGCTAACAGCATTGATTCTTGGCGAAACACGGGCGGATATTGGGAGCGGCACACCGATAAATTAAACTTTGCAAAATTTCATTTAGACTGGTTTGAGGAACTGGCCAGCAGGATGTGCGTTAAGAATCCGATCCAGAAAGTCGATGAGCTCCTGTTTGATTATCCAGCCTTAGATTCCTTTATTCAGATGGCGCCAGACTTCGACATCGTCGTGATAAATTCGCCAGGGCTGTCTGGTCAATTTACAAACTTTAACCCCGACGATTTTCGCGTCCTAGTATCTAAGTTAGTTAGCAAGGGACATCGGGTGATTAGCACAGTCGCTACTGGATTATGCCCGGCATTTGATGGAAAAAATGTGACTTGGATCGGAGCCACTGCCGCCAAGGCAAAAGCCGTCATCGGAACTTCCACCGGGCCGAGCTGGCCATGCCTTAACGTTCATAACAAGGACGCTTTTCATTTGCTCTGTGCGGATGCTGAAACAGTCATATTTACCGAACGCGGTCAGATGGCTAGGAGCGCATTCCACGCTGTTCATATTTTAGAAGAGGAAGGCTTGCTGTGAAGAAGGAGCTGACTCAGGCGATGGATTTACTAGCGGCCGATCCAGCCATTAGGTTTATAGGCTACGGGGTAAAGATAGGCGGCCGAGCGGCAAGCACGCTCAATAATGTTGCGGATTCACAACTGATCGAAACGCCTGTCGCTGAAAATCTGATGGTAGGACTAGCCACGGGCCTGAGTTTAGCCGGGCTGAAACCAGTCGTATTTATTGAGCGGATGGATTTTATTCTGAACGCACTGGACGCCATTGTAAATCACCTAGGCGCAGCCCAGCACATTAGCTGCAATCAATTTAAGCCGGCCGCCATCTTACGGGTAGTCATAGGAAATAAAAGCAAGCCGCTCTACACGGGGCCGACTCACACGCAGGACTTCACCAAAGCTCTTAAGAAAATGATCGATTTCCCAATCGTCGAACTAAAAAAAGAAAGCGTAGTCAGCGAATATCAAAGCGCATTGGATAGATTAAGCGTCGGAACTTCCACCATGCTGGTTGAGCGGAAGGATGAGTGGTGAAGCAGAACAAGTACAGCGATCTTAAAATCTTTTCGTTTCCAGAAAAGATCGCCAGCTTTCGGGACGATATTATCACCGCGCCAATCTACGTGCGGATAAAACCTATTAATATCTGCCAACACGCTTGCCGTTTCTGCACCTACTCGGACGGCTCCACCCGCAAGAAGGATCGGCCAGAGCTACATCTCCAATCAGGCATGCACACCGCCATGAACGAGCGGGACACTATGCCCACAGAAAAAGCCCTTGAGCTTATGGACGATCTCGGCGCCATTGGTACCAAGGCCATCACCTTCTCCGGCGGTGGCGAACCGCTACTGCATAAAGATATCGCCGTCATCATGGGCCGCGCCATCGAGGCTGGTCTGGATCTGTCGATGATTACAAACGGTCAAAGCTTGTCTGGCTTGCGGGCGGAACTATTAGGCCAGGCAAAGTGGGTTAGGATATCGATGGACTACACCAGCTCCGAGCAGATGGTCGCTAGTCGCAACGTGCCGGAATCTTGGTTCGACGGCGTCATCACCAACCTCGAGCAATTCGCGAAGACAAAAACCCAGTCCTGTGATCTGGGTGTGAATTTCATAATTACAAATTACAACTACGAGGGGCTAGTGCCTTTTGCAAAGCGGCTCAAAGATATCGGCGTGGAAAACGTACGCTTTTCACCCGTCTACGTACAAAACTTTAAAGAGTACCACGCCCCAATCGCTACCCGTGTGCGCGAACAACTGGCCGAATGTCAGTCATTCTGTGACGGCGATTTTACAATCAACACCACCTACGATCTGGATAGCCCAAGTAAGTCACCCGTTCGGCCATTCCATCGCTGTCTTTATGCTCAGGCGGTTTGCGTTGTCGGTGCGGATCTGGATATCTACGCCTGTCACAACACCGCATACAGCAATCACGGCCGAATCGCCTCCATGAAAAACCAAAGTTTTGCCGAGGCATGGTTTAGCGAAGAAGCGCGGGCATGGCATAAGAACTTTAACCCTGGCGTCAGTTGCCTGCACGAATGCGCTAATCACGCCAAGGTCGCGCTGTTTGAAAAGCTGGCCACCGATAGCCACGACGCCTTTGTATGAACAAACAGGATCTAATTGATTTTGAACTGCGCATTAAGGCGCTATTTGAGCAGAGCAAGCTGCCATATCTAATTCACCTATGCGGGGGGAATGAGGATCAGCTCATTGAGATATTCAAAGACATAAAGCCAGGCGACTGGATCTTCTCAAGTCACAGATCTCACTACCACTATCTGCTCGCTGGCGGAGATCCCAATTTACTCGAAGAGATGATTAGAGAAGGTCGCTCCATGTTTGTCTTTGACCGTAAACTGAATTTCTACACCTCGAGCGTTTTGGCTGGTACTTGCGGGATAGCGGCCGGAGTAGCGCATGCATTAAAAGAACAGGGAAGCTCGGCAAAAGTGTGGTGCTTCTTAGGCGATGGAGCTGAGGATGAGGGGCATTTTTATGAGGCTGTGAACTACGTTGCCGGGGCAGATTTACCCTGCACATTTATTATTGAGGATAACGATCGATCCGTGGATACGCCGAAGGCAGCCAGGGGTAAGGCCACGATGACTTGGCCCGATTGCGTGAAGCGATACCACTACACCCCAACGTTTCCGCATGGTGGAGCGGGTTGTAAAACCATGGTTACATTTGATCCATCCATTCGCCCTATCTGGTGACAAGGTAGCAAATATATGCCGGCCGTCACCATGCTTGATCGTTTAATCGAAGCTGCTTTTCAAGAGCTTCTATCCGCAACAGTAACCGGGCCGACCTATCACTTGTCGCACGACAAGACAGAAAACATGCCACCATCGATCGTAATTAAGGCCACTCTGGGGACTGAAGAGCCAGTGCAAGGGTCTGGCGTGTTTAGCGTACCAGTTGAAATCGTAGTGGATGACTCTTATGACGATACAACGTTAGACGCTCACACTCAAAAATGTTCCAAAATCTTACAGACTTTCTATGATTCTAGCTCACTTGCTACTCGCCTTAATGCCACCACCGCGATCGGATCTGCCCGCTGCTATAACGCCAAGGTAGATTCCGTAGAGCCTGAAGCCGACGATGAAGAGCGCACAATGCGTCGCACCTATAAACTAGCAGTCATTGCCTACCCTAATTCCATCGCAAGTTGACACAAAATTTAAGGCAATATGGCAGCCACAACAATCGGAACATCTGGCCTTCTTTTCGGTATCACTGCTGAATCGGGTGGCCTCGTACAATCTTTTACAGAAACCCGCAACGTCGAACGTGCGGAAGTTAGAAATCAAAGCGGCGAGGTGGTCGGGGTTGGAATCTATAACCCCACCGATACCTTCGCCTTTTCTACCACTATCACCGGAGCCTATGCCACCACGGCAGGCGCGGTGCTTACGACCCTAGCCAACGCAACCAGCACGGGCGGCAAGATCATCGTGGATTCTGTCACAGTCAATAGAGCCTCGGACGGCTTTGTCACTGTGGACGTCTCTGCGACTCGCTTCCCCAACATGACCTAAGCCCGCAAGGGCGGTTAATGAGATCCTAAAATGGTTGATAGCTTCTGGGGTACAACAAACATAAAAGTAGCGGCTGCCGCTTCTGCCTTTGGAGCGAAGCTGCGCCAATCCGATCCCGTTACTTGCATCATCAAAGAAGATACAGGCCAGCGGCAGTTTACCTTTTGGTTTTCTATATCAGGCGGGGATGACGCAAAGGCCGAAATGGAACGCACCTGGGCGGATATGAAATCAGATCCAGAATCGCCCATTCGATACGTACGTGCTGCGCTTGAGAACAGGGAGACGTTGCTGGGCCTGATGAAGAGGGCCGAGCCGATTATGTCGATACAACGTGGCGGGCAGACTCTGCTAGTCAGCGAACGTGCTAGCCCAGAATTAAAGCGGGCAATTCTAAAAAAACTATGAGTGAAGAAAATCTACTGCAAGAATTAGACCAAGCATTTATCGAGGGTGAACGATATTTTAAAGACGAGAAACTAGCGCCCTACACTGAGGGCAGTCGCCTGCTGATGTTGCAGGTGCGTGATGATGCCGATAGCCCCATCTTTTTTATCTACGCCTTTATTTATATTCACATCATGCTGGCCAAAGATCGAAAGGCCGCAATTAAGCTGGCATGGGATAGAGAGGCGTTTCGCGAGAAGCTGATGGAATGGTCAGAGACTATGACCGAGACAGACCGCGACAGTGCCGCCGTACTTGTCTCAAGCATACTGAACCAATCAAACAAAGCGCGGGTACACGTCATACCGTCAGGCGTACCGCAACCACCGGGAAACGAGTAACGCCAGGCGGAACCGCCTCGAGCGTTTTCGTCCTGGCAAAAGAGACTGGCTGGTCGTTTGAAACTATTATGTGGGAAATACCATTGCACCTAGTCCACCAAGCCGAGCACGTTTTTATGTACATCAATGGGGTTAAGTTGCGCCGGCCCTACACCGCTATTGGCACGGATATCCGTGACATGGAGAAAGCACTAGGACTATGAGCGCAAGCCTAACCGTTAACCCCACCAAGCTAGCGAGAGCCTTAAAAGCGTTTGTAGGTAATACAAAGCTAGAGGCGTCAAAGGAGATGCGAATACAGGCTAGAAACCTATGCGTCAGCTTGGCTAACTCTACTCAGCCGTTCGGTAAAGATGCCAAGGCAAAGACCATAGGCGAAAAGGCGGTGACTAGAGACATCGATCGGGTTTATAAATCAGGCGCTACGGCAGTCAGAGAAATCGCCGCACTGCCCTTACCCCGTGGCAAGACCGCGACGCAGAACGCTAAGCAGGCAGCAGCTGCTTTGGCCGGACTTTTGCAAGGTAGATCTACAGGCAAACGCGGGACAAGGGTAATTAGTGAAGCACAAAAGCTACTGAACCGAATTAGCTCTAAGCCATACGTGAATACTCGGGTGGGTGAATTTGATCAAGGTAGAGCGCATGAAAACGCTAGATTCGGAATCAGGAAAAGCGTGCCAAAGAATCAATTTGTAGGACAAATAGTTACCAAGGATAACAAGCTAACTAAGTATTTTAAAGAAAAGCGCGGGAACGTGGGTATTGCTAAGTCAGGCTGGGCAGTATGCGCTGGATTGCTGGGGGGGTTCAGGGGCATCCCCAAGTGGGTCTACCGGCACACCGGCGGCGGCCGAGTAGTGGATCAATCGAAAGTGCGGCCTGGGGTATTTTCTAAGCCCTACATCTCTATGACCAACACGATCCCCTGGATTTCTGCCGTCATAAGCAAGGGAACCATCCAGAGATCCATTGACATACAGGTTTTAAAAATGATTAAACGCCTTTCAATTATTGCTTCTTACGAGAGCAAGAAAGCGGGCCTGTAATGGATGCCGTAGCCACAGCTAGACTGGCGTTAGACGCCAGCGGTTTAGATCGCGGGCTAAAAAGTGCACAAGCATCCGTAGCCAATTTTGCTCGGCAAGCCGGGCAAGCACTAGCGGCTGGCTTTGCCTTCAACAAAATCGTCCAGGGATTTGCTAGCGCTATTGAAAAGGGCGACCAGCTGCAAGACATCGCCGAAAAGTTTGGCATATCCGCCAGTAAGCTACAGCTCTTGGGCAACGCGGCCTCGGTCTTTGGCAGTAATGTTGAGCAGGTATCGGCTGGACTGAACAAGCTATCCTTAGCACAGCAAAAGGCGTTGGCGGGAGATTCGGGGCTGCAGGCATCATTTGCAGAGGTTGGACTGAGCTTAGAGGATTTACAGAAGATGAAGCCGGAGGATATTCTTTTAAAGATATCCGACAGCTTTGCCAGCGGAGCAAACAATGGCAGGCAGTTTATTATCGTCAATGAACTGCTGGGCAAAGCGCAAACCGATTTAATCAAAGTTTTAAATCAAGGATCAGCGGCCATTATTGCGCAAGGGGAATCAATGGGAGTGCTGTCTGACGATCAGATTGCGTCTCTTTCCGAAATGAGCGACGCCATTAAAACCCTGCAGATAACCCTGCAAAATGCGTTTGGGCAAATGGCGGTGCAAATTATCCCCGTGCGTGATTCTTTTCTGCAATTTGCAGAGGAGCTGACTATGCTTGGGGTTGCCGCAAAAACTCTTTTTGGCGGAGATATTAAGGGTGCCTATCAGATAGGCCAAAGCATAAGGCAGTCGCATGCCGAATCGCTCAAGCCTAAGGCAAAGCAGGTCAGCAAGACGCCTGTGATGACTGATGATCTTGAGCTGGCTAGCGTAACCGAAGAAAAGAAAAAGCAGGATAAAAAGCTATACGATGAGGAGCTATACGATCTACAAGAGGCGTCGAGGCTTGAAGCTAGCAGAGATAAGACTTTATTTGATCGCATGATGCGCGATGCGGAATTTAACCGTGATGAAAAAAAACAAATTTTAGCGTTGGAAAAAAGCACAGCCGAAAAAAATAGAGAGATTATTATGCGCGGGATGGAGGCGTCGGGCACCATACTAGACAAAGCCCGGGCATCCGCTGAGAGGCTTGGCAATTTTAACCTGGTAAATCAGATTGATCGCGAGCGTTCCAAGCAGCAACGCGAGACAGACGTGTCTTTACTGCAAGGATTGGGAGCACGGCCAGACAGTTTGGGCAGGCGCACGAACGAGCAGGTATCCGCTCTAACCCAAACCGAGGGCAATCTGCAACGCAGTCAAAACTCCGAACTACTAAAAAGTTTTACCGATATGCAAGGGCTTGTGAACAGGATATCAGCGCAAATTGATAAGCGTCTAGGCGTACCCATTTTAAGGACGGCTAACTAATATGAGCGCTCTTATTATTAATACAGCTCTGAACGCTGGGCAGAAGATTCTACGCAAATCGCAATCTTCCAGCGAAGTCGACGGTTTGGTGACTATTGTCGAAACCTATATTATCAGATCGCAGGACGCTGCTAGTCTTGAGCCGGATCGCAACACAAGCCACGCCAGCTTTTCCACTGCAAGCGTAAAGTATGGCCGCATGCTGGTCGAGACCACTAGACTTGAACCGCTCGATGGTGGCTTGGCAGAGCTTATCGTCACTTATGTCGGCCTAGACTACGCCTCGGGATTACCGCCAGCCTACATCACCGTAGTCGGGCAACCCGGCGTGGGTGTGTTTGGTGCAGACGCATCAGTTGTGGTGAAATATATTAGCCAAGACTCACTATTTGATACGCTAAAAGGTAGCACTCTAAATCTTGCGCTTGGAGGATCAAGTCTTGTTCTGCCAACAAAAAGACTGATGCCAGCGACAATTAATGGAACGGCGATGCCTTCCAATCCAAGACAAAGAGAATATAGAAGAAATGAAGTTGCTCAACTTGTAAATTCTGGAGTTTATTCCCAATTTCCGTCTGGTTCATTGTCTATTTTCGGGCCAAGTATTGAATGGCTTTATGCTGGCTATGTTCAAACTGGAATTAGTTTTGCTCGGCGTGGTTCATTCAATCAAATTGAAGAACAATTCACCGAATACTTCAAAGGGACAGACGGCTTTTACACAACTGATGGAATTGTTAACATTCGAGCAGTTGAAGGATTTGCTGCTGGGAAAAGTTTTCCTTTTTAAGCAATGCCACTCTTACCGCAAGCAGTTAGTCGGCCACTACGCAAAATTAACCCGACTCCAGCTGGGGTGGGGATTGGTGCGGAATACATAAACAGCATCATAGATAGGATTGAAGATTTAGTGCTAACTGCTCAATCACAAAAGCCAGTTGCAGGCAACAATATCCAGATTAACTATACTGACAAGGGCGCGGTTATTAATGTAGTTACACAATGATTGCTCCCAAAATCCCGCTAGTAAAGGATGGTCAAATCCTATCGACCAATCTGGTTAACTCTATGATTGCTAGGATTGAATATGCGGCTGATCTACTGCGCCAATATAAATGCATCTCGGGTGGAGAGGAAATCTATGTTGAGCCTCACTTCGACGGCACAAGGGTTAGCTATGTTCAACAAGTAGCTGGTGGTGCCACCCCTTTACAGCCAATTTCTCCCATTACTGTTCCATTCCCATTTCCGGGATTTCTTGGTGAAGGCAAGTTTAATTATGTAATCTTCAGCGATTTGGATTCTTGTCCAAGCGGCCCGAATCCACCCCCAGACGGAGTGGTAACATTCAAAGCAACCGAAACTGAAAACTTTTTTGAATGCGTTGCGGCTACGGGGGCAAATGTGATGCTTAATTATAAAGTGGGAACTGTGTATAATATACCCGGATTAGTTGCCGCTTTCCCTGTAATTATTAGCAACACCCGAAGATGTATTCAACCAAACCTAGGCTGCGGAAATCCTACTGGTGAACTCGTTAGGCTTGACCTTTCAAATTCCCTATAATTGACACTAAACCTCTCTAAATGGCCTCTACCCTAGATGTATATATCGACACGGCTTCTGGAAGCCTTATAGATGGAGGGAGTGTGGTTGGGGGCGCATTACCGACATTAACCCGCAACGACACCTACACGCTTCGCTTGCGTTTGCTTGAGAAACAGCCTAACGGCTCTTTTGACGATCTTGATTTAACTAGCTCATCTCTCAAGGCCGCTATTGGCAACATTGAAGAAGCACCCTCCAGCGGGTCATTTAAGTTAAATATCAACGGAATCACATCCTCGGCTATACCATTTAACGCCACCGCTGTCTGCGTGTTTAACGCCATCTCGAACAATGTTTCCACGGTTGCTCTTTACGGAAATCAATCTTTTGGTTCGTATCTTTTAACCGCCACACAACCCAACACGGCGATGTCTTTTGGGTCAGAGGCTTTCACGCTTTTCCCAAGTAGTTCTGTTCTTGTTGGAACACGCAGAAACCCAGCCGCCAGCATTGAGGCACAGCAAGTTGTTAGGCTGGTGCGTAATCCTATTGTCTATTCAGACACATTCACAAACGCACCTACTGCCGGTGAAATTGTTCTAACAAAACTACAAGATGGGTCTGCTACCCAAAACGAAACTTACGAGCTAACAGTCGGGCCAAGGGTCTTGGGTGGTTCTTATGCTTTGGCTTTTGGCGCAAATTCTACCACCGCCATACAGCTTTTTACAACTGCTGTTTCCGTACAAGCGGCGATCAGCTCTGGCATCAATACGATTACATCTAACTGCTCGGTCGTTGATAATGGAAAGTTGGGTTACATCATATCTTTTACTGGTCGTTTTGCGTTAACAAATATAACCACAGCACTAACGCTAGATTCTACTGGCGTTAATTTTATTCCATTTCAACAAACTACGCTCACCATTAACACGGCAGAGGTTACGGATGCGTTTGCGGATTCGGGGGAGAGCACTATCACCCCCACAATTGAAATTGAACTTACGCAAAACGCAACACCCAAGACGATTTATCAAGGCAATGTAACAATACGCAAAGATTTGATTACGGACGGAAGCACCGTTCCGGGCGCACAAGCTAGTTATTATACCAAAGCACAAGCAGACGCCGCCTTTGTAAGCAGTCAAAATAATGTTGGGTTTTATGGAACTACCCCAATATCAAAACCAGCTTCTACAAACGTAGTTTCTGCGTTAGTAAATCTCGGCCTAATAGCTAACACTGTGACCTTAAACGAGCAGGGCGGGTCATTCCCAACCGTAGCCCTAACTGGCTCTGCAATCACCGTTACCGATAATATCCCCTTTGTCTTTGGTACTGCAAACGGGAGTAAGCTAGGCACGACAACTTCTCAAAAACTTTCTTTCTTTGGTTCAACTGCAATCGTTCAGCCTTCCTCAAACAATGTGGTCTCTGCACTTGTTAATCTTGGCTTGATAGCCACCAGCGTCACCCTTGGCCTGCCTACCAATGTAGTCACAGACACGACAACCAACATATCTGCAACCAACCGATATTTGGCAGACAGCTCGTCGGTCACTTCGGTTGACTATAATAATCGTGTTTTAAAAACCTCATCTGGGGCAACTGCGGTTAATTGGCAGACAGGGGCTTTTGGGGCTGGCGCAACTGTTGTAACCATAGCCTCAAACAATGTTGCAATATCTGGCAGTTATTATATTGCAATGGGAACTGGGAATGGTGCTTTCAGAACTTTATCAACAACTGCCTCTATTGCTTTTGGAAGCATTCCAAATAACTCCTCAACCTCAGTTTCGGTGGTTGTGACTGGTTGTTCAATAAATGATATTGTTTTGCTTGGCTTGCCAAGCGCAATTTCAGGTGGGCTTTCGTTTATAGGCCATGTAACTACTGCAAATGGCGTTGAGGTAGATGCGGTCAATGCCACCAACAGCACAATCAATCAGTCCACACAAACATTCCGAGTTACGGTTTTAGATTATGCCTAGTTTCTCTGAAGTTTCATTTGCAGAGGGGTCTATTTGTGATCAAAACATCTTCACGACCAATCTGGCGTTATGGCTTAAGGCTGATGTCGGAGTAACACTTTCTGGAACAGATGTAACCACTTGGGCAGATCAAAGTGGCAATGGGAAAGATGCAACTGCAAGCGGCACGGCAAGGCCAACATATCAAAGTAGCGGCATCAATGGGCTACCAGCGATAAGTTTTAATGGCACAACAAATCGAATGACTGGCTCGCAAGTATTGACTACTCCCCCCGCAACAGTATTTGCAGTAGTTCAGTTTTCTGTTGGACAAGAAATTGGAAGCATTTTCCAGCAATCCGGTTTTGCTCTATATCGGGGATTTAACAGCGGTTCTTCTACCCAGTTCAGAATCTTTAACGGAGTTAACCTTACATCATCCAACACAATCCCTAACGGCACAGCGGTCTTGCTGGAAGGCATAGCAAATGGGGCAAGCTCCTTCCTGTTTTCAAATGGGGTTCAACAAGCTAGCGGGGATGCGGGGACTTCCGCAATATCTGGTAGCTATGAATTAGCAAGTAATGGTGGTTCGCCCAGAACTATGGTGATTGCCGAGATTTTAGTTTATAGCACTAATCTTGGAACTGATGATCGGCAGTCAGTTGAGAATTACCTTAACACCAAATACTCTATTTATTAAGGCGATTGACTGTTGTAGCCCTTGACACTCACCACTCAGAATGGCCGCTGGCGTTTATAATCTAACCGTAGAACAGGGCGTGGATCTAGCCCTCGAGGTGGCGGTTAAAGATTCCACTGGGGCAACTTATTCCCTGGCTGGATCTACCGCAGCCGCTCAGATCCGCGACACCTTCAATGGCAATCTGTTAGCCGCCTTTACCGTAGTGACCGCCACCGGCACCACTGGCGCTATGACGCTTACGCTCAACGCAGTCACCGCATCGGCCCTGCCGCTGTCCGGCGGCCGCTACGATCTACTTTTAACCACCAGCGCAGCCACCAAAATCCGCTTGCTGCAGGGATCGGTATCCATTGCGGGTGAGGTGACCGAATAATGCCTATCACCGCCACAGTCTGCGGGCCTGCCAGCATCACAGTCGCCGTGGGTACGCCCATCGTGACGGGTGGAGCAGGCGCTGGCGGCGTGACTACCGGCACGGCCGTGGCGCTGGCAATCGCCCTAGGATGACAAGGAATAACACAATATGAAGCAGATCTGGCCTAACTATTCCTACTCGCCCGCCACTAACGTCCTTACGCTCACCGGGCTAAACATTGATCGCGACCAGCTCCTGCTTGTAACCGCCGCCGATCGCGGGCGGATCATGTACAACTTTGCGGATAGCTCCGTCACCGCCTCCGCCTTCACCTCTGGCGCTAATACCGCACTCACCCTGGTGGCGACTACCGCCGGCCTAACTACTACGGCCGCGCTCGTTATCTACTACGATGATCAGCTTGCCAGCACCACGGTCACAGTCAGCTCTCTCCCCGCCATCTCTGGAACAGTGACGGCGAATGCAACTGCATTTTTACTTGAGAGCGGAGTGGGCACTGGCGTTCCAATAATGGGCTATAATGATGGTGATAATGCATTTCTTATATTGGGCACAAGTGATGCAGACCATCGTGCATTAAAAGTTGAGCCTATATCTTTGCCAGCCATCTCTGGCACAGTCGCCATTGGTACTATGCTCCCCGCTGGCACAAACCGCATCGGCGTAGTGACGATTGGCGGGGGGACGGTAACCATTGGAGCCGGGACGGCACAAATTGGAAGCGTCACCGCATCTATCTCCGGCACGGTTCCCGTCTCGGGCACGTTCTTCCAAGCGACTCAGCCCGCATCTTTAGCGTCCTTGCCAGCATTGGCGGCTGGAACAAACCAAATCGGCTCAGTCACCGCATCTATCAGCGGGACGGTTCCCATCAGCATCTCCTCCGTGACGGTTGGCAATTCGGTGACCATCGGCTCGCTCCCTGCGATTAGCGGGACGGTCACCGCCAACACCTTCGCCCTGCAAGGCACGGCCGTCACCACCTCTAACTTTACCAGCACCACCGCCTCTACCGTGCTGGCTAACTACAATTCGACAAGGGAAGTACTGACGATTTTTAACGAGGGGGCGGGTAATTTGCATATCTGTGCGGGGGCAACTTGCACCACCATCGCCTATCAAGTGCGTCTATCTGCGGGGGATTACTACGAGGTGCCAAATCACCAAACGACCATCACTCACTCAGCTGTGTTTGCGACCGCTGGCACGGCGCGGGTGACGCAAGTCAGTTAGGAGTAGACGATGCCTTTATCAAGAGGAACGTTTGCTCCAGCCTCCGCTACACAAGCTGGCGGAGTTGGGTTCGTGCCATCACCCTCCGCTGGAGACCAAGGAAAATACCTTCAGGGAGACGGCACGTTTGGCGGCCCTCTATTTAACAAACTGCAAGTGCCATCGGATCGTTATATTGGCCCACTGGTTGCCTACGGTGGAGCAGGCAGCACAAGGACGCTCAATTCATTTTATGTTTATTTTGTTCCTGTTTATTCAAATGCAAATCGCAGTATATCTGAAATTGTATTTCAAATAACGACGGCATCTGGGGCAACTGGAACGCCAACGATGGAGGTGGCTTTGTATAATTGCAGTAGTACGAGCGGATTGCCCACTACAAGGATAGCAGATTCATTGAAAACAGGCATAGATCCAACAACCACGGGCGTTAAGACATCAACATATTCTCCAGCTTTTACGATGCCTGCTGGGATTTCTTTTGTTGGAATTAAGGTTAAGCCAACAGTATCTAATAACGCCACAGGCGTGAGAGCGATGGACGGAACTGGCAGAGAGTCAGCGTTCTTTTCCGCAATAGCAAACGGTTGGCCAACAAACCCAACATCGTCGAGCTATGCGGCTACCGTTCCTTACTTTATAGCTGGAGATAATGTTGGATTGGCTGCCGACTATACTTCATCAAGTTTTTCTTACGCAAACTTTGGGGAATCATTTGTCGCAGTTTTTTTGAAAACCTAATGCCCCTCCTCCTCATCACCCTATTGCTTTGCTCCTGCTCGCCAAAGCAGACGGATAACACGGAGCTACCGGATTACAGCGATATGGGAGCTGCTGCTGACGCGGGTAAGGCAAAGTGAATGGACTGCTACGATTCAGCCGAATGGCGTGAGCTAGAAAGCTCGCTCCGTTTTCTTGAGGCCGAGGGATTTATCGAACGTTGGATCGATAAGGACGGCGTTGATTGGGTGCGGATTGCGGAAGGAGCTGAAAACGCAACCCTATGAGCACCGACCAAGTAGCTGAACTTTCCGAGCGGTTAAGCCTAGTCCGAGAATCAATCGCCAGAATAGAAACTCGCCAGGGCGTTATTATGGATTTACTAGAACGCTCTCAAGCCAGCCTGGGCGAGTATCACGGCCGCCTAACTAACATGGAACGCGACGCCCATAGCATCAAAACAAAGCTGTGGCTTGTGGCGCTGGTATCTGGGGCCGTGTTTAGCACGATCTGGGAACTGATTAAGCGCCGCATCAGCCTTTGACACCCCGCTATGGGCATGGAAACAATCATCCCCGCACTACTAAAGATCGATTGGCTTGGTGCCCTTGGCGCAGTCACGGCAACTCTGGCTGCTATTGCAGCGGTTGCCTCGTTCATCCCTGGCGATGAACCTGAAAAGACGCTGCAAAAGATCGTCGATTTTCTTTCCAAGTTTTCAAAAAAATAACCACCCATGATCGCCGGAATCTTAACGGCGTTGGGCGGGATAATTGGGATCGTACTGTGGTTCTTAAAACGCAAATCGCCACTGCAACGCAACTGGGAAGCCATAGAGCTAGAGCGACGCAGGCGGCAGAGAGACATCGATGCGTGGTGGACTAAACGCCCTCCTACTGATTAGCGCTCTGGCGCTTTGCAGCTGTGCCACGACGCAAACGCAGGACGGCCCGCCGCCGTCGCCAGACAGCATCAGCTACTTCATCTACCAGTGGGACAAAGCCGAACGCACCAACCCCCCGTGCCCACAGGCTTATCGAGACTTATTTGCGGAATCGCTCAAAGCGCTTTCTGATAGCTTGGCAGAAACTCAACGCGAGCGAGCGCGACAGTGACCAGCCTGGCTGAAGCTGGCTCTCGTACCCTGCGGGCGATTGATACACTAGACGTCGGATTTCAAAAACAGGTAAGGGGCTGGGTGAACGAGATGGTGACCAGCCGGATCGAGCCGCTGATCTACTGCGGCCGTCGGACAATGGAGGAGCAGGCTGCGCTTTTTGCAAAAGGTAGGACGAGCAAAGGCAAGATCGTGACGAAAGCTCGCCCAGGGGAAAGTTACCACAACTACGGGCTGGCGTTTGATTGGGTGCCGTTAAAGCAGTCGGCAAAGAACGCGGATCTGTGGTTTGCCGATTGGGAGAACGAAACCGCTTTTCGTTTAGGCGAGCACGTGGGAATTTCATTCCGCTTGGTTGGCATAAGCTGGGAAACAGGACACCTCCAAAGCAGTGACTACAAGAGCTGGCGTGACATCTCACGCAACTCCGTGGAACAAGTGGAACAAGTAAGGGCCAAGGACATCCCGCAAAAATCAAAGGCCACTAGCTTAGTCCGTAGTCAGCCGTGGAGTAGCCGGTGACTCCTGAACACGAGAAGCATTTGGCGGGTATCATTCGCGATTTAACTAATGACGTGGACGCTAAATACCGAAAAGGCCAAGAGGAGCACGGTGGTGCGCTGTGGCGCAGGCCGGTGTGGAAAGATGCTTGGATGGAGGTGCTGGATCTTTGCACCTATGTACACACATTAAAGATGCAGCTTTCCGTCATTGCCGAACTTGCGCTGATGGGTGCCGCTGACGAAAGCGTTGTGGCGGCACAATCGCGGGAAAGTTGCAGGCAGATTTTAGCCGTATTGCAGGGCTTCCCATCTGCCCAAGACAAAAAGTGAAGGTCATTCGCAAATGGAAAAAGTGGCTGGCGGTCAGCTGCTCCCACGGACACCTAGCGAATGCGGCTGCCTGCAAGGCTGCTTTAGAAATGAAACGCCGGTGGCAGCCAAATATGACGCTGCACTTAGGGGATTTTGTTGATCTGTCCGGGCTGATGGGTAGCGCAAGGAAAGATCCTGACTCTCCCGAACGCACGGCATCAATCCGTGAGGACTTCGACGCTGGCCTTAATTTCGTTCGAGAACTGGCGCCACGCTACATATTTGAGGGCAACCATGAGCACCGCCTTACCGCCCTGCAATACTCGCCTAGCGCAATCGTCGCTCACTGCTGCACGTCGGCCAAGTCGGAGATTTACAATATGTGCAAGGATTTAAAGGCGCAGTACGTGCCCTACGACATTGAGAAAGGTTGGCGGGAGCTGGGAGGAACGGCATTCGGACACGGCTTTATGTTTTCGGAGGCAGCCGTGCGTGACCATGTAGAGATGCTTAGAAAGCCTGTTGTGATGGGCCACCTACACCGCGTCGATCGGGCAGCCGGCCGGAGCATCGGTGCGCCAGTCGGTTGGTCGATTGGGTGCCTAGCCGATATCGCCAGCATGCACTACG